TAAGTGCTTCTTTTACTGCTGGAGATGTCATTGTTGCAAGCGGGCCTGAGATCAAAGCGTCATCGCTTGCTCCACGCAAAGCGTGTTTTAAATAATCATCGCCATTTATCGTCTCATCGCCAAGTATTCTTTTATCGGCCATTAAGTCCATAGCCGCTCCAGCTCCACTTGCTCCAGCTGTTGCTAATGCTGTGCTTATAGCTTTTTGTGCTGTGCTTAGTTTTTTGGTTGGCAAAAGGGCTGAAGCTACACTTATCGCACCCATAGGCACGCCCATTTCATTTAGATATGTTGAAAGACTATCACCGATACCAGGCTCATCTACTGGGATAAATTTATCCCCTTTTTGAAGATAATATTTTCCGTTTGCTTCCCTCACATCATCATAATTATTCTTTTTAGCCCAGTTGTAGAGCAAATTTTCAGTTCTATCCTTTACCGCTTTTTCTTTGTCTTCATAACCTACCATTTGAGATAAAATATTTCTATCATCACCTGCATGTTTTGCTCTTGCTAACGCTTCAGTAGCCTTTTTCTTTTCTAAATCTTCACCACTTGCTCCGTCGTAATGGTAATAATCAAGCATTCCCCCAATCTCTTTGCCAACACCTTTTATGACATTTATTGGGGAGATTTGATCCGCAAATTCGCCAACTTTGTCATACCACGTCTTTTCCTTTGGCGTAGCATCTACTGCCTTACTCATATCAGGGGCAGGCGGCGCATAAGTTGGTGCGCTATTTGCTGCTGGTTGTGCGCCTAATAAATTATCAGGTATCTCGACCTCTTTCATGCCACTAGGTATTTTTACCCAGTTGCCGCCTATTTGCATTTCACTTTTATTTTCAGGTATTTTTATCCAAGCCATTTTTATTTTCCTATCTAAAACTTATGCCAAGTGCGTCAGCATCTACATAGTTTTTTTGTGTATTGTTTCTCTCACTCTTCAAACTTCGCCCCTCTTGTGGCGTTTGCGGTGTTTGTGGTTTGCTTTTATCTATTCTTCTGCCATCGGCGTCAAATTCTCTAAAATTAGAGTCAAAAAAACCATTATTAAAATAATATTTATATTTTTGTGCTGCTGCTTTTTCAATATCCTCTGTGTCTATCCCACTATCTTTTAACGCTTGTATCTTGTTTGTGATCTGTGATAGCAGCCTATTTATTGAGCTATCACTCTTTACTCTATAACTTGTATCAGTCCAAGAGTTAGTGCTTGGCAAGACCTCCATTAAGTCTTGATATTGTTGGTTTGATATTTTCCCTGAGCCCACCAAATCTTTTGCCGCTTGCCTTATAAATCCTAAATCGTTTTTAAATTTTTCCGTTTTTGGGTCTTGCATATTAAACACTTTAGCTACAGAGTGACCTAAGTTTTGTATAGCCCCTTGCTCGCCACCAGTAAAGTTATTTTTTAAATTTACTAATTGATCGAGCAGGCTAAAATTCCCTGCTATCTCGTCTCTCTCTTTTTGTGTTGGTTGTTTTTTCTTTATTGCAATATTTGCATTTAACCCTGCGTTATCACCAAGCAAGGCACTTATCCCATTTTTTGGATTATTGATATTTAAAATCGCCTTTTTGTATCTAGTTTGTGCTTGTGGGCTTTGATCTTTTATGCTATCAGGCAAAGTAAATCCTGCTGCATCAAAGGCTAAATTGGTTTCTAAACTATCACTATTTAGCCCACTATTATATTTTTGCACGTCAAAATTAAGTCTATTTGCGTTTGTGTTTGCGTTTTGCAAAGCAACATTTGCCATTAGATGGTTATAGATGGCGTCGTTTTGATATTTGTTCGCTTTTAGCCCTAGCTCTTGCCCTTTTAGTCCAAGCTCATCACGCTTTAACCCTTGAGTTATGGCGTTATTGTTTGCCGTTTCTATTTATGTTGTGTTGCTCGGTTGCCAAATTTGATCTATTCTCCTCTGCTAATTTCTGCTTAATGAAGTTATTTTTTACGCTGTCTTGGTAAATATCCCATAATGCTCTACCAGTTGCACCTACTGCGTCTATTGTGTTGGTGTTGTAGTTGAAATCTACTTTGTTTGGGTTAAAATACGGCATTTTTGCTCCTTTTTGTGAGGCTTAAATTAATAAGCCTCTTCCTCTTGTTGTTTATGAAAGTTTGATGCGTTCCAAGCATTGACTAAATTTTGGTTTGCCTGATTTTCTCTTTGTAGCTGTCTTTGTGAAAGCATTTTGTTAAAGTCGTAAGCATCTTTGTTTAGGTTAAATGCTTTTTTTGCCATTTTGTTTTGATTGTATGCGCTCCATAACGCGCCGCCAGCTCCTAAAGCTGTAAGCCAGTTAGGTGTGCCACCTACGCCGTCTTTATCTCCACCGCTTTGACCACCAAACCAGCTAAAAATATTTCCAAGTACGCCATTTTCGGTTTCTGCCATTTTTAACTCCTTATAGTCCTGCTAATTTCAAAAGCTCTGCGCCATATTCCACATCGCTCACATTTTCGCCTTTTTTGGCTCTATCAAACGCCGACAACTCACTGCTTGCATTTGAGCCACTTAAAATTTCGTCTGGCTTCTCTTTGCTTTTTGCTACATTGATCATTCCCATTGCTACTGCTTTCCAACCCACATAATTTTCGCCTAGTAGATCACTCATGCCGTGAGCTTTTGCAAACTCTGCTAGATCATCAGGGCGTATTGTTGGATAATCCTTTTTAAACTCTGCTAGATTTTTATCAAAGACTGCTTGGCGTCTAGCTTCTTCTGCTTGTGCTGCTTGTGCTTGCGTGATTTGATCCATTTGAGCTTTTAGTGCGTCAAGATTTCCAAGCCCTAAGCTATCAAGCAAGGCTTGTTTTTCAGGTTCAAGTTGTGGTTTTGCTTCCTGTGCTGATTGCTCTTTTGCTGCTAGCGCTTCAGTCATTGCTTGTTTGATAGCCTCGATATTAAGCTCCTCTTTTTTTGGCTCTTCTGCCGCTACTGATTGTTCCACTGGTTGCTCTTGTGGCTCTTGCGCCACTTCGTTTGTTTCAGGTTCTGCCTGCTCGTTCCCATTTACTATGGCTGTTAGCTCGTTTAGTGCTTCTTGCTCTGTCATTTATTACTCCTCTTTGTAATTTTCAAAAAAACTTAAAAGGTTTTCGAGAGTTTTTATGTTCTCAATCGCCCTTAACCTCATTTCATCGCTGTTCTTATCGCTTTGGCTAGCACTTACATTAGTCGCATAAAGCCCCAAAAGATACTCCGAAAACGCCCTAAACGCTTGGCATTGCGTCAGCTGGTAAAGCTCCTGCTTCTGCGTCAAGGCTTGCCACGCCTGGCAAAATAGCCTGTGGCTTAAGTTGTTTAGCAAGCTCACTCTCCTTTCCGATAAAATTCTCTGGGTCTTTTATGCCATATAATGGCAATAGCTCGAGTAAGATTTTCTCGTTTGCTTCTTTCATCCTATTTGCGCCCTCGCCGTCTTGGAGCTGTAAGCACATGCCAAATTGAGCTGCTATTATTTGGCTAGCATCCATTAGGCTTTTCTTTTGCACCTCTTTGTTTAGCGCGCCTATACCAGTGTTTAGGTTGATATTAAAGCTTGGCACTTCACCACGATTAAACCCTGCAAAAAATAATGGGTTGCCATATTTCCAAACAAGAAAAGCAAGGCGTTCGAAAATAGGCTCAAAAAAGGTCTCGTTGTAGGTTCTTATATACCCTTGAAGTCTGACGCTACCCTCGTTTGCCATAATTGACGCCATTGTCGCTGTTTCTTGCCTAGTTATAGGTGCTCCATTTTGTTGAGGGCTCACTCCGCTGACTTCACTCATCTCCTGTTCGATCACTTGAAGTGTTGCCATTGAGGCGTTGATGTCACCAGGCGGTACTATCTTTATGTCTGCTGGGCTATCAGTAAAAATTGCACCACTTGGGCGCTCTAAATCAGCTCTTGATATGCTCGCACTACGGTTAAAAATGATTTTTGGCGTTGCTTGGTTTCTTGTTACGTCAGTAATTGAGTTTCTGATTGCGTTTAGCTCGTCTTGCAAAGGCAAAAGCGAGGCAAGAGCTGGCTCACCATAAGCACAAACAAATATTTTATCGGTGTTGCGTTTTGTTTGTGGCAGCATATAGCCAAAAATAAATGGCTGTCCGTCCTTTAACTCTACTTTATCTCTTAGTAGCTCGCTATCATAAAGAGTGCTAACACTCCATTTATCGTCGTTTAGCTCATATATTTCATTTAGGCAAATTCTTTCATAAGGTCTATTCTCGCTTAGGTCAATTTGTTTAAATGTTTTATTCTTAATTAGCTTTTTGATGTCGTTTGTCGTGAGATAAATTCTATGCACGATATAGCGTATATCATTTGTGTTTTTTGCATCAGGATCAAAATAGATGTCGTTTATGTCTATTTCCTCTATCTTTGCTTCATCTTTTCCCCAAAACACTTTTACAACCGAGCTTGCCGAGAAAGCAGCTTTTAAAAAGATAGGCGAAAAAATCTTGTACAAATTTATCTTGTCGCAATAGAAATTTAGTGCCTCTTGCCACTTGTTGATCACGTCATGTGTTGAGTTTACATAAGGCTCTAACTTTGCGAATGTGTCATTGTTAAAATAAGTTTCAGTGAGGCCGTCGTATATCCTTTTTGCTTTTGAGTTTAATTTTGGAATGTAGTTTTTGCTTTTATTCCGCTCTTTTAGGCTGTTATACTGCTCGCTTTCTAACACAAGCAAATAAGCGTCATTTAGCTTGTCAAAAAACGGCTTATATTCTGAGTAGCCATTGTAGGCTATTTGCACCAACTCATCGAGATAACTTATTCTTTCATCGTTCGTCATTTTCGTGTCCTAATCTGTAAATTGTTCTTGTGCTGACGTTCGCTAGCTCTGCCACTCTTTTTCTACTAAGCCCTTTTTGTTTTAGAGCCGTTGCAAGTTTTACTCTAGCTTGTTTTGTAGGGATAAATTTTGCCCCTTTTAGCCACTCACAAATCATCACACAAAAACATAGACGCAAGGCCTCATCATCAAGCGTTGCCACTTTTCTAATTAGCTCTACGTCGATACGCTCAAAAATATACTCGATTTGTTTTGCCAAATCTACCCAATTTTGGCACTCTTTCACCATGCGCCTCCGTCATCGTAGTTGATTGTGTTGATTTTTGCCGGCAATGGATCAAAAAACGTAAGAGCAAGCGCGTCTGCAAGGTCAGGGCTAAATCCAAACTCTTTTTTGATATTTTCTTTTGGCAAGAGCAAATAACGCTCTTTTTTGTCATAATAAAAACTAATAGTACTAAGCTGTTTTTTGAGCTTGTCGTTTGGCACAATACTAAGTAACCTAAATTTCTCTTTGAGTGTGAAATAAGCCTCTGCTCTCTTATTGGCATAAAGCTTCTCATTTGTGGCTTTGTATGAAAATTTTGCCTCTCTGACTATGCCACGCAAGCCAAAATCCACCAGAGTATCAAACACACCAGCCCCAACGCCCACGCTATCGATAAAAATAGCGTCTGGCTTATCCTCACTTCTCTCATATATGCCAAAAATCTCCCTTGCTAAAGCTGTCACACTATCTAGTCGAAAAGTATAAAAGTTTGTGATGTCATAACCTTTTCTAATACAAAGCACACTTTCATCATCTCCCTCACGTGCCACGTCTAGTCCCCAAACAATGCTAGCTTTTTCGTTTGACATCTGCGTACTAAATGCGTTTTCAATTAGCGCAAGATTGAATAACACATTTGAGGTAGTATCTAAAAACTCGCCGTATATCTCTTGGCGTACTACATCGCTATCTATACCGCCAAGCTCTGCCACCATTTCGTCTATTTGTTCTTTTTTAAGTAGTGGATTATTAAAGCTTGATATTTGATAGTTTTTCCAGTCTTTATCTCCGCTCATACCACGCTTTGCAAGATCATAAAAGCGGTTCTTCCCTTTTGGCACGCCACCTATAAATGCTCTTGATTTTGGGTTATCGAGTAACATTGCTCTTATGGCGTTGTCCCAAAGATAAGCATCTTTCAAGATTATGCCTGCCTCGTTTAGTATAACTATGTCATACCCAAAGCCCTCAATGTTTTCTGGGCGTTCTGCGCTTCTCATATCAAGGTAGCCCTCGCCGATGCTTAGCTTTTTATCTTGAGCGTGAAATTTATATAACTCTTTTGGCAGGGCTTTTAATTCAGGCAAAAAATAGCGTTCATAATATCTTTGTAGGTTTGATGTGATAGTATCTACCCAAAGCACTTTTTTACCCTCTAAAAGCCACTCGATAGTAGCGTTTGCTATGCCTTTGGTAAATCCCACACGGCGTCCTTTCTCTATCGTTGTAAAGCGTGCGGTATTTTCAAAAAAGACTTCCTTTTGCCACGGCGTATAGGTTAGGCAAAGCGCAGTTTCACTCATCGCCTTTTAGTTCCTTTCGCTCGATGATTATCTTTTGCTCGCTTTGCACGTTTGCATTATTGATCACCGTATCAGCCTCACGCCCTAGCACAGTCTCTTTGTTTCTAGCCGTGATCCTGCTATGGGCTTCAACGTCTGCTATCCTATCGCTCATCTCTAGCATCTCGTCCGCTTTCTTTTGATTTCTGAGCGCTGCGTTTTGAAAATAGATCAGGTGTTTAGTCTTTTCGTTTACCACTTCATTAACGCTGGTAACTTCTTGGTAACTTTGTTCTGCTAACTCCGTTTTTACCGCAACTAAAGTGGTAACTTTTTCCTTGTTTTTAGGTGCTAGCCCTTTAGTCATCTTTACGATAGTTACATGGCTTACATCGTATTTATCCGCTAGCTGCCTAACCGTATATGCTCCAGTATGAAAATCCGCTAAAATTTTCTCTTTTATTGCCTCTGTGAGCTTTGCCATTAATAAATCCTAAACTCGCCCTCTATCACTCCAAGGGCTATTTTTCTCTCAAGCAGTTTTCGTTTTATTTTGAAAACGTCCGTTTGAATTCCTTTTACGTCCTCAATGATGCGTGTGCCATCTTTAAGGCGATAGGTAAAATCTGCTATGTATCTGATCTCACGCACAGTTCTAAAGCCTTGCTTGGTTGTTTCGTCTGCTATGGTGTAGCTAGGCATTAGTGTAAAAGGCACTTGGCGGTTTAACTCGCTTATCTCGCCTGCTCGTTGTAAGGTTTCTAGCTCTTGGTTACGTCGCCACTCTTTGGCACTATCAAAGCCTTTGGTCTTGCGGTTGTGGTATTTGTTCCTAACAATCGCCGAAACGTTGCCAATTCTCATCTGCTACCTCCTCGTATTTTTCTATACTCTCGTGTTTGTGTGCGTGGCACCATTGATGACACTCTCTACAAACGGCTATTTGCTTGCTGTCGTCCTTATCTGCTCCAAATCTGCCATAGCGTACGTGGTGACACTCTATGCTTTGTTGTTTCTCGCATATTTGGCAAAGTGGGTACGCTTCAAGTAGCCTTAGTTGGTAGGCTCTATTCTCGCTTCTAGTTAGTCGCATTAATACCTTACCTCTATATATTCGCCCATTTCTGCGTCTAATGAGTAGTGTCCACGAGTACAAAAATAAAAATAATAAGAGTTTGTACTAAAGCCTTGTTTTTTGCAAAACTGGACAGCATCATCATAATCAAAAAATACTGCTGCTATTTGGGCGTTCTCTAAGACTCCGCTTTCGCAAAAAGTCTTAAATAAATACTTCTCCTTATATTTGAGACATCCGTCTTTATCAAACCAGTCACTGCTATTTTCAATATCTTCAATACCTAATTTGTAAACTGCATAATTTAGTTCCATTCTTTTTTTCCTTTTTTACATTTTGTTAATCTCAAAATAGCCCCTTTGTTTCCTCATTCTTGTGCTTCTCGTTCCACTTTCTCATTACTTCAAGCACTCCGCTTGCATCCTTACGGCTTATTTCGAAGCTATCAAGTATCTTTTTATTTTCGTCTGCTACTTTTGCGATTATGATAGCTCCGCTTTCGACTATTGTGATATATACGGCTTTCATCTCATGCTCTCTTTGCAATATTTTTACGTATCTCTAAAAATTTTTGGCGTGTCTCGTCGCTTATTTTGAGCGGTGCATCTGGATCAGCTGGGAGTAAATTTGCGTTATTCGCCGCTAGCTGGGCTTGTTTTACTTCGCTTTCTCTTGTCTTGATTTGCACTACGCCTATTTTTTCTTGGTGCTCTAGCAGGTATTCAAACAAGTGTGTTTCTTCGTCGCTTGTTAAGCGTTGAAATACGCCGTTTTCTAATACGCACTCGTTTCTTAAAACGCCGTTTGTATCAACTGAAATTATTGTGCTTTCTAAAAAGCCGCTACCAGTTCCACCATTGCAAAGCCTTGTGCCTCTGTAAATTTCTTTACAAAACGCCGCTAGTGTATCTACGTCGTTAAAAAATCTAAGCCCCTTTTCTCGCATTTTTAAAAACACGATCTTGCTCCACTCCATAGTTGCACGAAAAAGCAAAGCGTCTGTGTTTTGATATTCTTTGCGATATTTCTCAGCAAAGACTGAAAAATTAATTAGCTCTTTTGTAGCCACGTTTTTTAAAAGCAAAGAGTATTTTGCTAGCCTCGCAGATGGTAAAAATCCCTTGCTATCGCCATATAATTCACAAATTATTTGTTCTCTATCGCTCATAACGCCATTTTCCTTTCTCCGCTGATTATTTCGTTCGCTACTCTCTCAAAATATGCGTCGTCCATTTCTCCTGCCATTGGGGCTTCTCTTAGGACTACGCTTGTATTAGTTGGTGTGTTTTTACACTTGCCCCCTCCTTCTCTTTCTGTGCG